AATGCGAAAATAAACTTCATATTGTTTACGCAACTACCCTATCTATTATAGTTTAAGGTTTATATACCTAGGGTTTGTTTTGACTTCCTGACTTATTTGATCCCCAAATTCTTCTACACATTTGCTCCATTTTTCTCTTGCTTTTTTACATTCTGGAGTATTTCGTGTTTCTGGATTATCAAAAAAATAAAACCACTCCCTCCAAAGTTCAGCACATTCGTCTGACTTTTTTTGAAGGTGTGGTTCTCTATAGGACAATTAGCCCTCGACTTTTTCTTTTGTATCTAGTTTCTTTTGATCGTCGTCTTTTTTCTTAGCTGGAACAACCCCGAAAGTAGCTAGTGTTCCAGTAAAGACACTGGCTATAAAAGTCGGATCTATGTTCTTCTGAGGAATACCAGGAACAGTTACATAATTAAGGGTCAGAATTGCTGCTGACCAACCCAATATGATAACTCTCACTAGGGTAGATACACCCTCATCAGCCCACTCAAATTTGTTTCCTTTTTTGGTTTCCTCTTTCTTCTCTGGAGTAGTATCCATTTTGAAAGAGTAGTGCAGTTTTATTTATTTAATAAAACCCTCTTCAACAGTTCCATATCTTACCTTTTCACTGTCTTTGAGTACCTCACAATAAAATACATCGATAATGAAAAAATCAAAAGATATACTGTCTCAATCATTTTATAAAACCCTCTTCAATCAAATACTTTCTAGTCAAAGGTGTAGGTTCATATTCCTCCCACATTTTACCAGATGCACAAGCATTAAGAGCATTAGCAGTCATACCTTTAGTCTTACCTGCCCAAGTTGCTTCTGCTTCCCAAGGTACAGCAGATTCAGGATAAGTTCTTTCTACCAGTTCACGCCAAAAAGGAGGAACAGATTCTTCAGGAAGAATAAGAGCAATCAAACTATTATCAATAGTTCCTGCCATACAATCCTGTGCAGCGTGCCATCCTTCATGACGCATTACTGACATTAATACCCCAGGACGACCCATGTGTCTTTTGTTAAGGAAAAAATTATTTCCTACTGTATGATAAACACCACGATGTCCAATAGGAAAATACTTATCTTCTGCTAGAAACACATTAACTCCGACCCGGTTAAGGGAAACAAGCATGTTGTTGAATTCAGTAGCAATAGAATAAAAAGAAGCAGTATTGGGATACTGACTAGAAATATCCAGAAGATTAGTGACTTTTGTGACTCCATCAGTACATTCCCTAAGTAACATACATCCCATAGAATCATTGCTATGATAACCTTTGGTTATTTTATCTTCATTTGCCAGTGCTGGACTCATTCCTAATAGGAGCGAACCAATTAGGATTGATTTCAAGGCATTTTTCAAGTTTGTAAACTTGTTCACGATGGACCTCCTTCAAATATTTTTGAAAATAATGTTCAATATTATTGGTATTATCATTGCCTTGACTTACCCAATCATGGCAGAACTCATAAACTGCTCTGCAATGATCATTTAGATGATGAGATAGAGCACGAAATACTGCTGCTCGCATTTGCATACGTTCGTCAGCATATCTCCAATCGGATGGAAACTCAGACATAACAATAGTTCATTTAAGTTTATTATATATCACCTTCTTCAAGACCTCTACAATCATTATGTTGTTTTAATAATTGTACTTCTGTTTCTAGTTTAGCATATTGATTTACCAGAATCATATGTTCATCTTCCATTTCATCCAAACGATATTGTAGTTTTTCTACAAGATCATAAAGATTTTTACCCTCCATAATATTATGTTCGCATATATCAGATTCTTGGTATAACCGTTCCACCATTTTCTTTAGTTTCTTTTTCATTCATCCAAGTCCCGACATATAGATTTTACTAATTCTGGATTTTCTCTAAACGTTTTACGAACATATCCATGCACATCAGATTCAATAGTATGATGTGCTGTAGTGTGAACAATCTCAATCAAACCTATAAAACCAACTAATAATAAGTTGAAAGTTGTGACTGGATGAAATAATACTTTATGCATAAAAAAAGGGGTCCTTAGACCCCTATGTTATAGAAGGATATCAAGGGATCAGAAGCTGTACTTCAGACCCAACTTGCCACCAACATTCAGTTCATCCTCACCAGCAATTTCAGTAGTGATGAAAGAAACCTCACCATATACACCAACTGCATCGGTAATAGCAACTCCTAGACCTGCCTTACCAGAGAACTCAGTTTCGGTGTCTGCACCATCTACAGCTACGATAGCGGGACCACCCTGGACATAGTAAGAACCGTTTTCACCTAGACCACCTTCGTAGCCAACGTGAATGTCCGTTGTTGCTCCGGTGTAATCATCGGCAGCCCATCCGGCATTCGTTTCTACGTTGACATAGGGACCTGCAACAGCAGCACCAGCAGACATGGAAAGAGCAGCAGTTACTGCGAATAGAGATTTGATCATTTTGTTAATACCTTTTTAGTTACTTGCGGAATTTCACCCGCAGATGAAAGAAGACTCGACATGTCTTCGTTTATAACAATTCGTAAAGCAGTTGCCTCACGAATGTCTATTTATAATACATCAGATTCCTAACTCTGTCAAGACCCTGATTTGTTAAGATTTTTAAATCCTAACCTCAACCACGCATCAATTGATAGTTTCTGCGAAAAGAATTACTCCATGTGACTGGAGAGAAATTACTGTTGAATCCATATCAAAAATTTCAGATGCTTTAATTCCACCTACACTAGAAGTCTCATTATAGTTGAGATGATACTCATCACCTCTTTTTTCGGGATGATTAAGAACTAGTCTAGTTTCTTGCCTGCCTCTACCAGGAGACCTTCCATTGATTACCAAATTAAGACGTTGACCAGTAATAATCATATCATCATAAGGACTGTCAATAATAGTAACACCAAATGTATCACTACCGTCTTTGTAATGAACAAGAAACTCATCTTCAGGAGTTACACGATCTAGTTTTTTTGTAAGTCGTTCAAGACGTGCAGCTTGTTTACCTGTCAATTCATCTTTTGCTTCAAGTTTAGCAATTTTAGATTGAATTCTATCAATCCTTGCCTCCCGTTTGGGTCCAACTGAAGCATACTTATTAATAGAAAATACCATAAGTGTACATTTGAAAAACAATACAATTCAAACAAGTTCCTTTTTGCTTTTGAAGTAAAGTTTATAATATCTTTTCTTCATTTCATCAAGTGCATTCATATCCTCCTCAAATCCCATATACTTGAGAAGTTGAGAAGAACCTTCTAACTCACTAATTAGTCTAAGAATATTTGTAGGAGTTATTTCTAATCCTCCAAACTTATACTTTTCAGAGTTTAGCATAAAGGAACTATACTCGAACGTTCTGATTGTAAAGTACTAACTCTGATCTGTCAAGACCAGGTTAGTCTTTGTGAATAATCGTATGCATATGACTCTCTATTACCTTTGATTCCCCATCCTAACCAACGGTAAGCAGGTCTCATGTAATATGAAACTGTTTGCCCACCACCTTGAAATGCAGGAAGGTTGCGTTGGAAAGTAGGTTCATTTATCATATAACGAACCTGACATTTAAACTCACTAGGATCACATCCAAAAGTCTTTGCGAAGTATCCTAACCCCAAATAACGGTGCGTAGAGGTCCACTGAACGATCCCGTAACCACCGCGAAGGCAACTATTGTAAGGAACTCTAGCACCTCCCTCACATATATTGGCAATGAATTTACTTTCCTGTTTAATATTTCCCAGAATTGTTGCGAGCGCATTTCTATCCGTAATACGAGTATGTTCTTGAAGTTTTGCCAATATATAATTTTCTTCGGGTGTGCAATCGTTACATACCCATGAAGGTTCTGCCTCAGGAATTTCTACAGTTTCTACAGGTTTTGATTCTGTTTTAATTTCAGTGTCAATAAAAGAAGCTCCTGGAATAAAAGCCAGCAGCCCGATAATAAAAAATTTCATGTAGTTAATTTTCAATTACTTTAAAAATAGTTCGTCTTCAAAACGTTGAATAACTAGCAGTTCATCCATATCTTCGTCAGACATATCATCTTCAGATGCAGGACGACCACTTTCTCTTAGATATTTTAAAACAACTGCAGGTGTCGTATTTTCATATGGATCAGATTCGCAATTATCTTTCTTACCAGATTCATCAAAGAGCACTTCAATGGTATCTAGAGTTTGTCCATCGATAACAGCAGCATATCTCCAAGATCTTACTCCCATCCCTTCACTTGTTTTAAAAACATTCTCACCCATTTGTCTAGTAAAAAATCCATTACCATCAGGAATGAATTTTACTTTTTTAATTCCAAGATGCTCTCTCCAAGCATTCATCACATAAGCATCATTAACACTTATGCAATATACCTCATCAACACCAGCAGCAATTAAGTCATCGTATGCTGCTTCATAATCAGGGACTTGATTATTACTGCATGTTGGAGTAAAAGCACCAGGAACTCCAAAAATTACTACACGTTTACCACGAAAAAGATCTCTTGTTGATACCTCAACAAGTTTTCCATCTTCCCTAAAGAGAAATCTAGATAATGGAAGTCTAACAGAATATTCAATTGACTTCTCTGAAGTTGTTTCCCGTTTGATAACCATTGATCTTCAAAACATGAGATTTACTAGTGATATTTATATCACCAAATGCCTGGAATAATTTGTCCGGTAGATGCATAACTACCGATTGCTGCAATAATACCGATCATTGCTGCCCATCCATTAATACGTTCTGCTTGTTCAGTCATTTTTTTACTCCTTTAAATAAAATAATTAAGTATCAGTAAGTTGGTACTGGTTCCATTATACCACCACTTGGTCCGTTGTCATCATCATCCTCTCCACTGGTTAATGCAAGCATTAGGAAGAATGGAGTGATGATGAATATTAGAGTTTGTAGTAGTGTTAAATCATACGTCACCAAATTCCCGGAATAATTTGTCCGGTTAGTGCGTATGCACCTAGTGCGGCTACAATGCCGAGCATTGCGGCTAGTCCATTAATGCGTTCTGCGTTTTCGTTCATTGTTCTGTCTTTGTAAGTTTACTATATCAGATGCCAAAGGCACCGAAGAAAAAGAGACTACCAGTGGTAGCATAAGAAAGCAACCCTGCAACAAATCCCAGCATTGCCGTCCGACCATTTAATTTTTCAGCTCTCTCAGCATAGGTCTCATAACCATACCTTTCTGCTGCTGTTTGATCAATATACATTTGCGGTTCACGGGCAAACATGTTTGTCCGACCACCGTCCTCAGTAGTAACAGTCATTTCGTTTTGTAACGATTTACAACACAATTATATAGGAAAGATTAAGTTTTGTCAACCCTGTTGTGATGGTGTCGTGACTCTGCCGAGGTATGGATCATAATCTACAAGTTGAGAGAGACTCATTTTAGAACCAGAAGTTTCCCAATATGTCCACTGAGACTCATAGTTTTTCTTGTGAAATGCATCTACATGATCTGGATGGATTGTTGAACCCAACTCAGTTTTATATAGAAGTAAGGGAAGAGCATATGTATTCCCAGCATTATATAGCAGATCATCTGCAACTGGACGAGGTTTAACACCGTTGTCCAGTTTATACTTATCAACACCCTTAACATGAAAACTCATGAGTTTTTCTGCATACCCACGTTTCATAATATAGCAAGCTGTTGAGAAATCATTGACAAACCTTTTATGAAGTTTGACATGAATATCACCCGTACAAATAATAGAAATTTGTACACAGTCCCAATCATAAGGAAGTCTTGAATAAAAGTCTCTCCAAGTAAATGGCCAGAACTTTACAAGATCAAGACTACAGTCATCTTCCATGAAGACTGCATAAGGTGAATCAGAAGTGTCTAACCAATGCCTGATTGCTTTCAGGTGTGATGTAACACATCCAATCTCACCAGAAGTTAGTCTCTCTGGATAACGACCCTTCAGGATGTCACTCAGATCATCTTCTCTACCATCATATGCAGAAATACGTTCATAATTTTCTATTTCCCAATACTTGAATTGATCCTCCATATATTGCTGTCTTTCTGGTTGCCCATCAAGATTAAGATAATACACAGGACCAAATCCTTGCAGTTTATGTGCTGATTTATTTTTATCCATACTTTTTCAATAACAGAGCAGTTTTCAAAAATGAGCTAGGTGAGTTTACCAGTATATTTGTTTTTGAGAATACTGTCAAATCAATCAAGGAATCCATGACACTATCACTAGATCTCTCAATGTTACCACACCAAGAAGCATCAGGATCCTCTTTCTCAACATAATGCTGTTTCTTTCTTACAACAACATTATCAAGTTTATTAAATTTTTTCTCTAAGTCTTCATCATCAGATAAAACAAAAAACTTCTGATCTGGTTGTCCAGCAATCCAATCATATTCTTTATTGAACTGAGGAACATTTTTATCAAAATCAGTTGCTCTCAAATGAAGTCCAATTGTAAACGCATCAATTCCCTTCTTTGCTGTAAAGATATCTGAAAAATGTTTAATAGAATCTATGAAAACTAATTCTTTAATAGTCGTCATAACATATTTTTCTTCCATCCACTGTGGAATCCAATTATTGTTATAGAGATAATCTACCTTTTCATCATTTACTGGGAGATCATCAATACTTTCAAAAGAATTTATATCATAGTTCTTATATCCAGTTACAAAGTTCCCATGCATCATGAGAACACAATCAGAAAAAGCATCTAATGGTTTATCACATACTTCAATATCATTTACAAAAATTTTATTAAATTTCAGTCTACAATTAGAAGTATTTCTCCAAACAATTACTGGATTAAATTTGTGGTATTTTGCAACATGAAGTCCTCCAATAAGAGTTCCATATCGGTTTCCAAATCCACCATCACAGTAAATGAAAAGGTTTTTCATAGAGCGACTACCAATCTGTCATCCGTTTTCTTTGCAATATTACACTCAATTATATGAGTGTCAACTTTGCTATTAACACTGGATATGTAGTTTTTTAAATCTTTTGCATCAGTTTCAGTTTGAACATCCTCACAAACATAAATCCCACCTTCGTTCAAATAAGGTAGGTAATGTTCAGCATTTTGCTTCTGCTGACTTAGTTTATGACTACCATCATCAATAATAATATCAAATTTCAAATCACCAAGATTCTTTTCAATCAATTCCTTGTCCTCACAATTGAAATTGAACATGGTAATCCTTTCATGACTATTCACATCCTCCATGACAGCATCACCATCTACTGGTTCAAACTGATAATGCCATTGACCATCTTCTTGTGAGAAGTCTTCAATGCCATAGATATAAGAATTTTCAAAGTAAGTTTCCCACATCTTAAGTGATCCACCAAACAACACACCAATCTCAAGAACTTTTAATTCTTCAGTTCTACGATCAGAAAAAGTGTCTTCATACCAATCAATGTAATCGTGGGCTGTCCCTTTATCTGTTTTAAATTGTGTATGAATATCAGTTAGTTTCATATTCAGATCTCCATTGGTCATAGACTTTTTCGTTTAAGTAATCATCAATTTCCAAATCATTATCTGTTCTATTATCGACAGACATGACTCTATTTTCAAAGTTTACCACAGGATTATCATTTGTGGAACCATTACTCTTAAAGTGTACTGATAAAGTTTGTGAAGTCAACTCTTGATCTGCACATACTTCAAGTTCTTTCAAATAACCAACATTTAATAGTTTGTTATTTTGCAAAGTCATATTTAGTGCTGGTGTTTCATGTGGAAATGGAGTTCCATTTGTAGCAAACTCTTCCATCTGTTTGATCCAAGTATGAACAAATCGTTTTCCAAGATCACAATTATTGATAATCAAGAAACTTGCAATCTCACTAATGAAGATACCATCAGCACGGGTATGACCACCAGTATTCATTGTAGTAACTTGCATGTCAAATTCAGTATCAACGACCTGTGCTAGATCCTGTAAGACACATACATCACTATCAATCATAATGAGTGGTTCTTCAAAGTCCATCATAGTCAAGAGTTTATATAGAACTCTCGTTTTTTGTTGAGTTGCTTTTACCCAACCTTCAGAATGAACACCAGAATATTCATCAGTAACATCAGTATCCATGATACTTACATTATCTTTCTCTTGCA